AAACCCTTTGTTAGCCACTCCGCAAAATACGCTGCTGCACCCTCGGGGTCATTGTCCCAATGTACATAGACATTTCGCGGGGAGAAGTTTTCAAAAATATACATGCCTCTTGTTGCCATACTACGCCTCCGTGTTGTTTATGAGTAAAATAATGTTACTACAATTGTATTATGTGGGGGCGACTATCTACACACCACAAAAGTTTGCTATATAGGGGAGATTTTAAAAAGTTGTGAATTAATTTTCAACCAATTCATAATATACAATATCACACTATCTTAATATCTTTCATAATTATCAATAGGTTACTCACAATGGACTCATCAAATGTATATTATACTGATCAATTATTATACAAGAGTCGGGGACGCGCGAGCACATTACTCCGTAAAAAAGTTTTTGTAACTTTTCAAAAATGGGTCTATATAGTAAAGTTAATTTCATGCCACTAGCTAAAAGAACGCACAAACCAAAACTTGAAGTCGTAGCTAACCCCCGCACTGAAAAAAAGATCACACCTAAACAAGAAGAATTTGTAAGGATTTACTGTTGTGAGGACGTAAGCCAAACTGAAGCAGCGGTACGGGCTGGATACTCCAAGAAATCAGCACACGCCATAGCGTCACAGCTACTTAATGGATCACACTATCCGCACGTTGTTGTTAGGGTGCATGAGGTAAAACAAGAGTTAGCCCAAAAATACGAGGTTAGCTTTGAAAGCCACGTAAGAAAACTAGCTGAAATTAGAGACCTAGCTATGAATGAAGGATCTTATGCTGCTGCCGTAGCTGCCGAGAAAAACAGAGGCCAAGCTGCTGGATTATACATTGAGCGTAAAGAAATCCTACATGGAAAGATTGACTCAATGAGTAAAGAAGAAGTATGGAAAGAGATCCAGAAACTACACGATGAATACCCTGCCTTGGCTGCGGTTGGTGAGGGGAACGTGCTTATTGAGGGCGAGGTTGAAGAAGCCGGAAAGTAAATTATGGCAACAACTCCGTGATGGTACAAAGCATTGTGACGTGTTTTGGACAAGGTTAGAGTCATGGGCTACTCCTGGAATACCAGACTGTCATGGCATCGTTGACGGATTCCCCTTTTGGTTAGAACTCAAGCTTCACAGCTTAAAGTCCCTTAAATATGTAAATCTCAGCCCACATCAAATAGCGTGGCAAATAAGATATAGTGGGAAATCAGGGTGTGTCTTAAACCTTGTTGGTCATCCTTCCTCTAACTCTATAAATATATTTAGAGGAGAAGAGAGGGCAATGGACATTGGACCAACAAGAGATAGGAAAGAAGAGTTGACCCCTGACTGGGAGTCAGTTAAGCCTTATGATTGGGAGGGGATGCTAGACTTTATTCTTTCGCAGAAGAAGAAGAAATAATCGTCTCTAGTCTACTCACCTCGGCTCTTGTCTACTCACCTCTGCTCTTGTCCAATCGTTTCACGTGAAACATGATCATTATAGATCTTTGCCGATCGTCAATGGACAGGCATAAAAAATCCCCCGCGAGGGGGGATTAGCTTAGGGGTACTGATTAATAAAAACTACTTGATTTTGACTGCTGGTGTAACAACTAACTCCACTAAAGGCTTGCCGAAAAAGGCATGCTTTTTGTGAACGGTGTTGCTACCTGACAACAACATGCAAAGAGTATTCCCAGTCTTTACATTACCAGTTGTGATTTTCCCACCGGACGCCTTGATTGCCGTAGCAATAACTCCAAGGTTAAAGCTTGCGTCCTTACCACCAACTGTTGCAAGATCCATTTTCATGTAGGCTTTGCTTTTGTTGGTTGCGATGGTGGATTTTTGTACACCAAAAACAGGACATTGCAGTTGGTGACCGCGAGTCCCTGTATTGGTGCAGAACATACCTGACTCATGCTTAACCCAATTGCTTGGATTAATGCCTAATGAATTAAAAAACTCAGTAGGCCGTACAGTTATATTGGCCAGACTACCCGCAGCATTGTTAGTAGCGAAATCCAAAATGCTACTGCCTGTTGCCCAACCAGATTTAGGAAGTGTGTAAACAGCACCAGGATTCAGGTTTGCTATTTTCACGGTAGTGCCAGAAGTTTTTACAGATTTTGGCGTTGCTGTGTTGTTTGATTTAACCATTGATAAAGTCCCATGCTTAGTACCCCTAAGCATTAGTTCATTATACATATACCACATCTTAACACAAGTACTGACTTCCATTTTGCAGACCGTCAATTTCCTACCTAGAGAGGGGATCCCTACCCGGAGAAGAAAAGACTAGAGTTTATGCAGTATGGGTATATATACTCATATACATAGTATAATCTAGTCATCTCGTCTCGTCTCGTCTCGTCTCGTCTCTTTTAGCTGATCCTGGCTGAAAACATCTTGTGCTAACTCTTCGCTACTCGCTGCCGTAATGTACGGGCATGCTTATATTAATTGCTTTTTATATATTACTAGTATTTATACTGTATAAATAACCAGTGTTTTTGTTACAATTTAACACAATTTAACACCAGTATTGCTTGTGTTAATAAGTGTTAAATGGTTAAATAACCCTGCTTTGTAAATAAACACACGGGAAAATATTATGCAAAAAGGTAAAAATACAGTTAAGACCAGCACTGTTAAAACAGCTGGCATAGCCAACTTAAATGCAGGTGCTGTATATATAGCACCTACTAGCGGTTGGTGTACTGGCGCAAGTGTAGCGCAATTTGCTGCTAAGCATGCAGCGGGTAGCTTAGCCAATATTATTGTGCAGCCTACTGCTTACTTTATTAGTTTAGGCATTACGCCAGCTAATTGGGTTAAGCATGCAAGTGGCATGTTTTGCACTAACACTGGTACGCGCGGCCACCAGTTACAGTGCTACTTGCAAGGTGTGCAAGCCAGCACTATAGCAACCAATAAGCGCAAGGCATTTAAAACAATGCAACTTGCAACTATTGGCGGCAATGGTGCAAGCAATAACCTTGGCGTTATAGCCAAAGCAGTTACCGCAAGTGGTGGTAAAATTATTACGGGTAACATTGCAAGTGGTAATACACTTTGCATGTTGCTAAGCGGTACTAATAGCGCAACCAAAAAGCATGCGTTTTTTGGCAAGCCCTTAGTACAATTGGTAGTTAAACCAGCTGTTACTATTAAGTAACAGCTACCTTAAAACTTTTACAAAGCGGCCTGCTAGGTTTACATAACTAGCAGGTTTTTTGTTGCCTGTAATAAACTAATAAAAGGTACTTGGCACCTTTTTAAAGTGCCACTTGTAACACTTTAGACGCGCACCCCCCCTGAGACATAATAGCCATACCCGTAAGGGTGTGGGTATAGTGATTGCCACGAATCTACAGGTAGGTAAAAATTATTAAATACCTACCCCCCTAAAACACTGACTATTGGTTAGGTTCATTGTCCTAAAAAAATTTTCGATATATTATGAGAATATGAGCACTGATCAATTATTGACCATCCCAGAAGAGCGGCTAAAGAATTATGCTGCTTTGTTAGAAAGAGCTAACTTAATAAAGACGTCTGCAAAGGCTCGCACAGGGTTTATGGACTTTGTGCAGTTGGCGTGGCCTGAGTTTATAAATGGTTACCACCATAAGATAATGGCAGATAAGTTTGACAGATTGGCAAAGGGTGAGATAAAGCGGTTGATTATTAATATGCCGCCCCGCCATACTAAAAGTGAGTTTGCCAGTTATATGTTACCCGCATGGATGATGGGGCGTGACCCTAAGTTGAAGATAATGCAGACAACGCACACAGCGGAGTTGGCGTTTAGATTTGGCCGTAAGGTGCGTAACCTTATGAACAGTGATGAATACAGACGTATATTTGAGAATGTTACGTTGCGAGCCGATAGCCAAGCTGCCGGACGTTGGGAGACCAGTGGTGGTGGTGAATATTTTGCGGCAGGTGTGGGTGGTGCAGTAACGGGGCGCGGTGCGGATTTGCTAATAATAGATGACCCCCACAGTGAGCAAGATGCCCTAAGCCCAAGTGCATTAGAAAATGCCTACGAGTGGTATACAAGTGGACCCCGCCAACGGCTCCAACCCGGAGGCAGTATAGTAATAGTAATGACCCGCTGGGCAGATAATGATTTAACAGGCAAGTTGATAAAACAACAAGGCCGCGATATCTTAGCGGACAAATGGGAAATAGTAGAGTTCCCTGCTTTAATGCCAGATGATAAACCCATGTGGCCGGAGTTTTGGAACAAGTCTGATTTGTTAGCTGTAAAGGGTAGTTTGACCGTAGGCAAGTGGGAAGCCCAGTGGCAGCAGAACCCAACCAGTGAAGTAAGTGCAATATTAAAACGTGAGTGGTGGCAAAAGTGGGAAGCCCCTTCTATACCAGAATTAGTCTACATAATGCAGAGTTATGACACAGCGTTTAGTAAAAAAGAGTCTGCCGACTACAGTGCTATAACAACATGGGGTGTTTTTTATCCTACGGAAGACAGCCCCCCAAACATTATTCTAGTGGATGCAAAGCGTGGAAGATGGGATTTTCCGGAGTTAAGACGCATAGCAATGGAAGAGTTTAGATATTGGGACCCAGAGCTGGTGTTAATAGAAGCAAAGGCAAGTGGTATGCCGCTAACGCAAGAGTTACGCAACATGGGTATACCAGTGACAAATTACACTCCAAGCCGAGGTAACGACAAACACAGCAGGGTTAATTCCATTGCCCCATTATTTGAAAGTGGGTTAGTATGGTCGCCGGATACGAGGTGGGCAGAAGAGGTAGTAGAAGAGTGTGGAGCTTTTCCTGCCGGAGAGCACGATGATTACGTAGACACCGTAACTCAAGCATTGCGTCGCTTTAGAGAAGGCGGCTTTATTACCCACCCCGAAGATTACGAAGACGAAACTCCCGTCAATAAAGAGCGAGTATACTACTAATGGCAGAAAATACTTTTCGACCAAGTAACGTAGACCGTGGTTTGGTGCAAGCCCCGTTGGGCGGTTTGACTGAGGAAGAAGTAGGGTTTGCAATTTCCGAAGACGAATTGAAGGCTGGTCAAGGCGACGAAGAAACCACGGTAGTAGTAGAGACCGAAGAAGAAATAACGCAGGAAGAAATAGAAGAACCCGTTGCCCCTGTAGAGTTTTTCGGTAACTTGGTGTCCGGATTAGAAAAACAAACTTTAGATAAAATAAAATCTAATGTCCTAAGTAATGTCGAAGAAGACAAGAGTAGCCGCAGTGAATGGTCTGAAGCCTACACCAAAGGCCTCAAGTTACTAGGCTTGCGTTACGAAAACAAAACCCAACCGTTCATAGGTGCTACGGGTGTTACTCACCCCTTGTTGAATGAGGCGGTTACACAATTTCAAAGCGGTGCTTACAAAGAACTTTTGCCCAGTAGCGGTCCGGTTCATGCACAGATAGTAGGCAAAGCCACCCCCGAAACAGAAAAACAGGCCAGACGTGTACAAGAGTACATGAACTACCAGATTATGTATGGTATGGAAGAATACGAAGCAGAATTCGACCAGATGCTGTATTTCCTAGGGTTGGCGGGTAGTGCGTTCAAAAAAGTTTACTACGATGATATTTTACAAAAACCAGTAAGTAAGTTTATTGAGGCCAGAGATGTGCTAGTGCCTTATTCTGCTACAGATGTTAGATCAGCAGAACGCCTGACTCATATTCTAAAAATGTCGCGGAATGAGTTACGCAAAATGCAGCTCAATGGTTTTTATGAAGACATCGATATAACGGAAACCAGTACACAAGACTACAGCCAGATCCAAGAACAATATGACAAAATGGAAGGTGTACAACGTACTGGTCCCGACGAAGAACTAACCATATACGAATGCCATTGTTATTTGGATTTAGAAGAATACCCAGATGAAGACGAACAAGGGGAACCTACGGGTATCAAGTTACCGTACATAGTTACGGTCTGTGATGACATGAACACGGTGTTGCGTATAAGCCGTAACTACTCGGAAGAAGACCCCCTTAAACAAAGAATTCCTTATTTTGTGCAATACAGGTTTACTCCCGGAACAGGTTTTTACGGGTTTGGACTGGTGCATTTGTTAGGTAATCTTAGCCGTACAGCTACTAGCACATTGCGCCAGTTGGTTGATGCAGGAACTCTGGCTAATTTACCCGCAGGATTTAAGGCGCGTGGTTTACGCATAAGTGACCAAGGCTCACCGTTGAATCCCGGAGAGTGGCGGGACATAGACGTTCCAGGAGGGGATTTGCAAAGTAGTTTGCTGCCCCTGCCTTACAAAGAACCAAGCGGCACACTGTTTAATTTGATGGGTTATGTAGTTGACGCAGCTCAAAGGTTTGTAGGTACTACCGACATAGGTGTGGGCGACGGAAATCAAGAAGCACCTGTCGGCACAACTATTGCATTACTAGAGCGTGGTAGTCGTATTGTTAGTGCTGTTCATAAACGTCTTTATGCCAGTATGAAAATTGAGTTGAAGATGCTGGCTAAACTTTACTCAGAAGACCCAACTCCTTATCCGTATGAAGTAGATGTAGATAGAGAAGTCAAGTCTGAAGATTTTGATGAGCGCATAGATATACTGCCAGTAAGTGATCCTAATATTTTTAGTATGTCCCAACGTGTAGTGCTTGCACAAGAACAGCTACAGTTAGCACAGGCTGACCCTGCCATGCACAATATGTATGAGGCATACCGTAGAGTTTATAGTGCTTTGGGTGTACAAAATGTAGACGAGATTTTGAAACCACAACCTATTCCAGAGCCTATTAGCCCTGCTCAAGAAAACCAAGATGCTAGTAATGCAGCTCGGGGACAGGGTGAGTTGAAGGCATTTCCGGAACAAGACCATACTGCTCACATCAAAGTACACACTGCCTATATGCAAAGTGGTATAGCGCAACAACAAGTAGAAGTGTTGCTTACTTTAGAAAAACACATCTATGAGCATTTGGGATTACAGGCCGAAACAATAGCGCAACAACAAGCCCAACAGATGGGTATTCAAGACGAAAACCAAATGGCTGATTTAGTTGCTCAAATACAAGGCCAGTTAATAGAAGAATATCAAGCGAGTTTACCACAAGATGATCCTGCTTCTGATGACCCACTTGTTGCTCTTAAAGAGCGTGAGTTAGATCTTAAAGAACAAGATCAAAAAGCAGACCAAATGTACGATAGTCAACGGTTGCAGTTTGAAGAAGAGAAAAATTCCAGAAACATGGAAATACAAAACAGAAGAATCAGCAGCACAGAAGACATTGCTGTAATGCGTAACAACACTGCGATACAGAGAACTAAAGGCAAGTAATGGCAACCACTAAAAATGTAGAAAGATTACGCAGTGGACGTATTAAATATCGCGGTGAAACTTTTGCAGGTTATAACAAGCCTAAAAGAAGCGTAAAAGGTGGTAAAAAATCAGTTGTTTTAGCCAAGAAAGGTAGTGAGGTTAAGGTAGTAAGGTTTGGTGATGCCAACATGTCTATTAAAAAAGACCAACCAGCACGTAGAAAAAGCTTTAGAGCAAGACACAACTGCGATACAGCTAAAGATAAATTTACAGCACGATATTGGTCGTGCAAGGCTTGGTAATGTTAGATCAATTGATTGGTCCAGTTACTGGTTTATTAGATAAGTTTGTTGAAGACAAAGACGAAAAAGCTAAGTTAGCTCATGAAATAGCAACAATGAGCGAAAAACACGCTCAAGAAATCAATAAAGCCCAGATTGACTTAAACAAAGCGGAAGCAGCCCATAAAAGCATGTTTGTAGCAGGGTGGAGACCCGCTACAGGATGGGTTTGTGTGTTGGGTTTTCTTGTAAACTTTTTAATTAGCCCCTTAGCCGCAGGATTTGGCATAGAAATTCCCCAAGCGGATACCACAACCATGTTACCAGTGCTTATGGGAATGTTAGGACTGGGTGGAATGCGTACTTTTGAGAAATCTAAGAGTATAAGTAGAGAAAAGTGAGTTTAGACCTTTACATTTACGACAATATGCTTAAGATACTCCGTCAACGGCAGGAACAAGCACAGGAATCTTTGTGTTTTGGTGCAGTTCCTGATTTTACCGCATACAAGGAACAGCGAGCAGTATTAGCTGAACTTGCGACATTAGAACAGGAACTAAAAAACCTGCTAGAGAAAGTAAAGGACCCCGATGAGTAACTTAATTGTTCCCACGCACATAAAACAAAACGAAAAAACACCTCCTCAAGCAACTAAAACCACTAAAAAGTCCAAAAAGTCTACTATTGCTGACGCTTATGTCAAGCCAGAAGAGAACTTATCTTTAGATCCTTCTAAAATAGGAGAATCGGTAAAGGAAAGAATGCCTCAACCTACGGGTTGGCGTATTTTGCTACTCCCATATCAAGGAAAAAGAACCACAGAGGGTGGGATTGTTCTCACACACTCCGTTGTAGAACGTGAAAACGTAGCTACTGTGTGTGGTTATGTTTTGAAATTGGGACCCCTTGCATATAAAGACACCGATAAGTTTGATAGTGCTTGGTGTAAAGAGGGTGATTGGGTTGTTTTTGGAAGATATGCAGGTAGTCGTTTCAAAATTGAAGAAGGTGAGGTCAGATTGTTAAACGACGATGAAGTTTTAGCCACTATCAAACACCCTGATGACATTGTTCATTTTTAACATGGAGTAGCCCATGCCAGAAGCAGAAAAGAAGATAGAAGAAAAAGAAGAAGCACCAGAACAACTTGCGATTGAAATAGAAGATGACAATCAACCAGAGGTTGCTTCTGAACCTGAGGAAAAAACTGAAACACCCGAAGAAAAAGAAGAAAAAAGATTCGATGATTATGGCGAGAACGTACAACGTCGTATAAATAAGATAACGGGTAAGCTTCGTGAGAGTGAAAGAAGAGAACAAGCCGCCACAGAATACGCTAGGGCAGTTCAGTTAGAACTAGATCAAGTTAGACAAAAAACTCAGAATTTAGACCAGTCTTTTGTAAATGAATTTGATAACCGAGTTCAAACTCAAGAGCAGTTATTGAAAAGTGAGCTTAAAAAAGCGATTGATGTAGGAGACAGTGAAAAACAAGCTGATATACAGTTTCAACTTTCTACTGTTGCTGCTGATAAAGATAAAGTCAACCGAGTTAGGAGACAACAAGCAGCACCACCGCCAGTTGCTCAACAGCCACAACCATACGCACAGCCACAACCTCAACCATACGCACAGCCACAACCACCCGTTAATCAAACAGACCCTGTGGCACAAAAATGGGCAGAAGAGAGGGAGTGGTTTGGTGAAGATAGACCAATGACTTTGTTAGCTTTGGCAGAGCATGAATCTTTATTGTCCGAAGGGTTTGACCCTGCGGCTGATTCAGAAGGTTATTATTCTGAGTTGAACAATAGGATAGAAACTGCTTTTCCTCATAAATTTCAAAAAGGTAAGAAAAGAAAAACTCCTAAAGTAGCAGGGGCGAGCAGGGCAAGAGTAAACAAAAACGGCAAAAAAGAGATTGTACTTACAGAATCTGAGGCTAAAATGGCAGAAAAACTCAATGTGCCCCTCAAAGCTTATGCTGTACAGTTAGAAAAGCTTAGACAAAGGAGCGACTAATGACAGAATCCGTGAAAAACGATCAAAAAACAGATCGCAGTCCACGCAATAGCCAAACTAGGGCTAAAACCACTCGACCTACTGAGTGGAAACCACCGTCTATGTTAGACGCACCCCCCGCGCCAGAAGGGTTTGTTCATCGTTGGATCCGTGAATCAACTATGGGTTATGACGATAGAAAAAACATTTCGGCGAGGTTACGCGAAGGTTTTGAACTGGTTCGCGCTGATGAATATCCAGACTGGGATGGCGAAAGTATATCAGAAGGTAAGCATACTGGTGTCTTTGGTCAGGGAGGTCTGCTACTTGCACGTTTTCCTAAAGACTTATTGAAGCAAAGAACCGCTTATTATAAAAAGCGCACGTCTGAAGCAATGGACGCCATAGATAATGATCTTTTAAGAGAAAACGATTCTCGGATGCCTATTCTTAAACCGGACAGGCAATCCAACATTGAATTTGGCGGTAAAAAACCGTCTTAACTGACATTTTGAGGTAAAAACCAATGGCAAATATAGATGCTGCTTTTGGACTCCGTCCTTATAAAATGCTCGGTGCAGGTGCAAATACCAGCGGATTAGTGTCGTACCCTATACAGACTTCTGCTACAGCGGGAAGTGCAAGTACGATCTATCAAGGTACACCAGTTATCCCCCTTACTAACGGTATGTTAGATATAGTTGGGGCAGCAGCAGGTGGTACTGTACCTATATTGGGTGTTTTCATGGGCTGTGAATACACAGACTTGAACGGAACTCCAACATTTACTAATAAATATCCAGGAACTGCTTCGGTAAAGGCAAACACAAAAGTAACTGGGTTAATATCTGCGAATCCTGATCAGTTGTATTTAATCAACTGTGACGCGGCTGCTGCGGATAGTATCATTCATGCAAATGCTAATTTTGGAACAGCTACGTCAGGAAATGCCACTACAGGTATTTCTTCTGGTGAGTTGGCTGTGTCTACTGCAACTACCACTAATACTCTTAACTTGAGAATTATTGGTTTTGAAGACACTCCCGACAATGATGACGCTACTGTTGCTGGTCGTTTAGCAATTGTCCTTCTTAACAATCAGTTCTATCGTTATAACGCTAACGGTACTGGTGCTGGAATCTAATAGGAGAATAGGATATGGCTATTTCACGTTCCCAACTCCTAAAAGAGCTAGAGCCGGGACTAAACGCCTTGTTCGGTTTGGAGTATGATCGTTATGATGATGAGCAAGCAGAAATTTTCGATGAGGAAAGTTCTGATCGTGCTTTTGAAGAAGAGGTAATGTTGTCTGGTTTCGGCCAAGCCCCTGTCAAGGGAGAAGGCGCAGCAGTGACTTATGATACTGCTAACGAAGCATTTACGGCACGTTACACAATGGAAACTATTGCATTAGCTTTTGCTATAACTGAGGAAGCAGTAGAAGATAATCTTTATGATCGTCTTTCTACTCGTTACACTCGAGCACTAGCTCGTTCAATGGCAAACACTAAGCAGGTTAAAGGAGCCAATGTGCTAAATAATGCCTTTGACTCTAATTTTGTAATGGGAGACGGTGTTGAACTTTGTTCTACAGCTCACCCCACTGTTGGTGGAGGAAACTTTGCCAATGAACCTGCTACTCCTGCTGACCTCAACGAAACATCACTAGAACAGGGACTTATAGATATCTCTGCGTTTATTGATGAAAGAGGCCTAAAAATTGCTTTACGTGGAATGAAACTTATTATTCCACCACAGCTACAATTCGTAGCAGAGCGGCTTTTAGCTTCTAACTTACGTCCAGGAACAGCGGACAACGACATCAATGCCACTAAGAGCATGGGTATGTTGCCAGACGGTTATGTGGTCAATCACTTTTTGAACGATGCGGACGCATGGTTCCTTAAGACAGATTGTCCTAATGGCTTTAAGCATTTTGTACGAACCCCAATCAGAACCACTATGGAAGGTGATTTTGAAACAGGTAACGTGCGATATAAAGCTCGTGAAAGATACACTTTTGGTGTTTCTGACCCACGTTGCGTCTACGGTTCTCCCGGAGCGTAATATTAGCTTTAGCTTTTTAGAAGGGCGACATTATTGTCGCCCTTTTTATTTTAGAGTATAGTTCTCCCGTCACCTGACTATTGCATCCCGTAATAGACACTAGCCACGACAGGAGAACACTATGGCTACTCATTTCAAAGGTCCTATCCTCTATTCTGCTGCACGTAAGGGTTTAGAAAACCTACAAATTGGCGTGTGGCCTGACCAAGCCATTCTTTATGATGATTTTATTTATGAATTCGACAGCGGATGGACTGTTGTAAAAGACTCTGGGGCTACTGTGGCTATCGCTGCGGATACTGCGTTTGGAGTTGCGTTAATCACTTCGGCTGCTACCACTGATAATGATGGTGGTTCACTCCAAGGGAACGAGGTTTTTCAGCTCCCGACCACTTCTGGTGAAAAACTTTATTTCGAAAGTAGATTTTATGTAAATTCGACTGCGGGATCAGGTGTGGGACAAATGGATGTGTTTGTTGGCCTATGTGAAAATTTTGCTACTCACCCTGAAAATGGTTTTCTTAGCTCTAACAGAATAGGTTTTCAGTTAGATGATGGTTCTTCGCTTACTCGTTTGATTTCTGAATCCGGTGATACTGAAACAGAAACCGAATTAGCTGCTGCTCATAACCTTACTGACGGAACCTATGTCACTGCGGGTTTTGTGGCTACTAAGGGTGCTGCTACCAATGGAACTGATGTTGTTGAGTATTTTTTAAACCGTAAAAAAGTAGGTACTCACACTACTAATATTCCTACTGCTTTAATGACGGCTGCTGTTATTTCTGTGACTGGAGATGCAACGGGAACCAAGAGTGCGGGATTTGATTACATTTTGACTGCTCAAGATCGTGGCGTTACCTATTAATGGGTGCTGCGCGTAAGCGAGCAAGAGCAAAAGGCGGGAAGTTTAGAGGGGATGACCCCTCTACTCCCGATATCAATGAAGCGTGGGAGGAACCTACAGTGGTTACTAAAAAGAAAGCAGCTCCAAAGAAAAAAGCAGCTCCAAAGAAAAAAGCAGCGGCAGGGTTACCTCCTTTGGGCAGTGCTGCTTATAAAGCAATGATTTTACGTGGTGAAATTAAGGAGTAAGTTATGGCAGGTTCAGATGTTTTATCAACTTATATTCTTGCTTCAGATATAGCTGCGGTTGATGCAGATGGAGTATCTACTTCCCAAACTCCAAGCGGAGCAGGAAACCTTACCATTACCGGAGCTCTTGCTTCCGGTGGGGAGGCTACTTTAGTTCCTGCCCGTAATGTTACTGTTACTTCTGGTGGTTCTAGTGAAACTGGTAAGAATTTTACTATTACAGGTACAGATGTTAATGGGAATGCAGTTAGTGAAGTAATTGCTGGTCCTGGAAGTTCAGCAACCGTTAGCACTACTAAGATTTTTAAGGTAGTCACACAGGTTTATGTTGATGCAGCCACAGCCGGAGCCGTGACTGTTGGATCAGGCACTACCGTTTCAGAGACCATATTTGCAGGTAGGGCTAGGATTCGTGGGGTTTACTTTGTAAATAGTGGCTCTGGTGGTCCTTTAGATTTTGTTAATGGAAATAACGGTAATACTGTTATGAAATTACAAACCACAGGAACCGCAGCCACAGCAGATTACCCCGATGTACCTGATGATGGTGTGTTGTGTACTGACGGTGCATTTGTTAATTGTTTAGCGGCAAGTTTTACAGCTCTTACTGTATTTTATAACTAGGAGGTTTTATGCCTTTAGTAGATGGTAAAAATTATCCCTACACCCCAGAAGGAAGGGCAGCAGCACGAAAAGCAATGGAAAACAAACGTGTGCGAATGCGTGATGGGGGTGAAGCCAAGAGAAATGAAGAGTCTAATTCTATTGACAAAGCATTTAAACAAATGGATACCCCCACTAGCGAAGGTGGAACAAAGGGAACTTTTACGGCTGCTGCAACCAAAGCAGGGTTTCCTAACACAAAAGCAGGCCGCACAGAATATGCTAATAAGGTATTAAATAATGAAAATGCCTCGACCTTAATGAAACGCAAAGCCAATTTTTACAAAAACTTTATTGCCTGAGGAGGTTTTATGCCAGTTGTAAATGGAAAACATTATCCCTACACAGAAAAAGGAAAAGCCGCTGCTCGTAAGGCGAAAAAAGCGAAAGGTATGGCTGGGGGTGGATCCGTTGGTTATAACGCACGTTTAGATGAATCTATGGGTGGGCGTAGCGGAAGTAAAAGCCAAAGTGAAAAATCCCGCAGAGATGAAAGCGAGGGTATGGAAAAATCCATGGGTCGTAGAAAGTTTGCAGGAGCCGGAACAATGGATGTAGGCCGTAAGAAAATGAGAAAAGGTGGGTTGGTTACTATGAAATCTAGTAATACCACTGTAAGAGGACCACATGGCAGTACAGCCACAGCTGAGAACACCAACCAACATAAACTGGATGCGATGGGTAAGCTTAAAGGACAATAATGGCTACTTCTGGTTCTACCAACTTTGAGTTAGATGTTGCGGATTATATAGAAGAAGCGTTTGAACGCTGTGGTTTAGAAGCAAGAACTGGTTATGATTTAAAAACAGCACGTAGGTCTTTAAATTTAGTTTTTGCAGACTGGGCTAACAGGGGTTTAAACCGCTGGACTATACGCACTACCTCTATTCCTTTAGCTCAAGGAGTGGGTAACTATCCGGCGGGAATACTAACTTTGTCTGTTACTTCTTCTGTTGGTTTTACAGCGAGTGAAACTATAACAGGTGGGACAAGTGGCGCTACAGCCAGTGTTACTAGTATTCCTAGTGCTACCTCCTTAGCTATAAGTGTGCCAACAGGTACGTTTAGTGCTAGTGAAACTATAACAGGTGGAACAAGTGGAACTTCTACTACGAACACTGCCGTAGTAGATTTTAGTGATGTCAACGCAACCATTGATTTATTAAGCGCTGTTATTCGTACAGACGCAGGTACTACTAATCAATCTGACATAACACTTGGGAGAGTAAGTAGAGACCAGTACCTAACAACCCCAAGTAAATTAGAACAAGCAGAACCAAGTCAATACTATGTAAACAGGTTAATAACGCCTCTTATAGAAATTTGGCCTGTGCCTGATTCGGTTCAGACTTACACTATTGTTTTTGATAGGCTCTATCGTATAGAAGATGTAGATAGTCAGGTAAACACTGTAGAAGTTCCGTTTAGGTTTTACCCGTGTTTGTCAGCAGGGTTGGCCTATTACTTAGCGTTAAAAAGAGCTCCTGAGAGAGTGGGTCTATTAAAACAAGCTTATGAAGAAGAGTTTGATAGAGCAGCTACAGAGGATAGAGATCGGGCAAATTTGTCTTTAACACCCACTAGGGATTTTTATTACATCTAATGTCATCTTATGCAACAGGTATACATTCAGAAGCGATATGTGACAGATGTGGTCAACGCTTTAAATACCTCGACCTTAAAAAAGAATGGACGGGGTTTAAAGTATGCCCAGAATGTTATGAGCCTAAAGCACCACAGCTTTATCCTTTACCAGCACTAACAGAGCCACAAGCTCTTTATGAACCAAGACCTGATGTAAGGGCAACTATGAGTGTATTAGTTGGTCAAACAGTTTTTCCACCCCCCGATAATTTAAGCACACAGGGAATTACCTCTGTGGGCACAGTGACGGTGATAACTACATGACACAAAAAGGCTTATACGACAACATAAATGCGCGGAAGCGCGCAGGGACAAGCAGGACTAAAGCTAAAAGTACAATTAGTCCAAAAGCTTATAAAAATATGCAAAAAGGGTTTCCTAAAAGGAAAAAATAGTGGCTTTTACTTACGCACAGTTAAAAACAGCTATTCAGGATTACACTGATAACACTGAGACTTCGTTTGTTACAAATCTTCCTGTGTTTATTAGATTAGCAGAAGAAAAAATATTAAAAGAAGTCCAGCTCACTGTTTTTAGAAAAAACTCAGAAGGAACAATGACTCAAGGTAACAAGTATTTGACAGTACCTTCGGATTATCTTACTCCTTTTTCTCTAACGTATATTACTTCCGGTGGTGCACAAAACTTTTTACTTTTTAAAGATGTGGATTTTATCCAAACATACACACCAAATGAAGCAACCACAGGAGAGCCTAGATACTTTGCACAATTTGATGACGATGCTTTTATTATGGCTCCCACTCCAGCAGAAAACTATCTAACGGAGCTTCATTATTTTTACAGACCAGACAGTTTAACCGCAGGAAGTGAGAGCGGAACAACATGGCTCAGTAAAAATGCAGAGTTGACTTTGCTGTATGGTGCATTAATAGAGGCTTATGTGTATATGAAAGGAGAACCACAACTAATGCAAGACTATGAAAAAAGGTTTATGCAATCCTTACAGGGATTAAAAATGTTTGGTGAGAATAAGCAAGTTACCGATCAATATCGTAGTGGAATGATAATAAGGAAACAGGCATGAATACCCCAGAGCTTGGAATGAGTAACGATTTTAAAGTAGAAGTTGTAACTACCCAGAATAGGGGACATTCCCCAGAAGAGGTGGCGGAACTTTGTATAGATAAAATTGTGGGGATTTCGGCTACTGCCGATCCAATAATCCGGCAACAAGCACAAGCCTACAAAACACAAATTGAACAAGTAATTGTGTATTATATGAAGCAAGCAATCAAAAGTGATAGAACCACGGTTTATAATGCTTTGTTAGATGCAGGACAACCTAAATTAGCCGACTTGATTAGGAGATTATGATATGGCTTTCACAGGAAATTATATGTGTACCAGTTTCAAAGTAGAAGTTTTGAAGGCTGTGCATAATTTTACTAACAGTACAGGTAACACTTTTAGATGTGCTATGTATACCAACAGTGCCTCTTTTACGGCGGCAACCACGGCGTATACGGCCACTAACGAAGTCTCGGGAACTGCCTATGTAGCCAAAGGCAATGCGTTAGTTAATGTCACGCCTACAAGTTCCAGCACCACTGCTTTTACGGATTTTAGTGATACTACGTGGAGTAGTTCTACTATTACGGCGCGCGGGGCGATGATCTATAATGATTCGGCTTCTGGAGATCCCAGTGTTGTGATTCTTGATTTTGGCTCGGATAAGGCTTCAAGCGCTGGGGATTTTACGATTGTATTTCCCACTGGCGATGCGACGAGTGCGATTATTAGGATAGCCTAATATGGCAGGGGTAACGGTTACCCTTCAAGGCTATGGCGTTGATGTTTGGGATGCTGGAGCTTGGGGTCAAACTAGTGCTGGTCAGGTAGGCACAACCTCCGTTGGCTCAGGCACAACCGTAACGGGCGCGGCTAATGTCAATGTTACTGGGTTAGCTGCCACGGGGTCGGTTGGAACGGTAAGTGTTACCGTGGTATACCACGAAACTGTTAATGTCACTGGGGTAGCGGGAACAGGACAGGTAGGAAGTGTAGTAGGCAGTATCCCAGTAATCGTTCCTCTTCAGGGATGGGGAGTAGGAGATTGGGGGGATAGCTCATGGGGCTATTCCAACGCAGGATCTGTAGGTACGACTGCTGTTGGAGCGGTCACTGTAATAGCCGAGGGAACGGCTAATGTAACAGGCTTGAGTGCCACTACTGGGCTAGGAACTATTAGCGTAGTAACCAACAGTAACTTGTCGGTTACTGGACTAGCTGCAACAGCTTCGGTTGGAGCGGTCACGACAGGACAAGGAACTACCGTTTCTGTAACTGGTTTAGTGGCGACAGCCAGCGTAGGATCGGTCACCACTACGAATATAACTAATGTTCATGTAACGGGAGTATTTGCAACAGGAGAAACATCAGGCGTCCAAGTATGGATGGAAATAGTACCGTCACAAACACCAAATTGGGTAGAGATAGCAGCATAAACGAGAGGTTTTAAACATGGCAACTTATGTAAATAATTTAAGGCTTAAAGAGATTGCAACGGGAGCCGAAAGCGGCACTTGGGGCACATCTACCAATACGAATCTCGAATTGATCGGAGATGGTCTTGGTTATGGAACCAAAGAGGTAGCTGCGGATTCCAATGAAACCTTCACAATGCCTGATGCTACCGCAGACGGTACACGGGCAATGTACCTTAAATTCACTTCAGCGGGTTCACTAACGGCAACCCGTACCCTTACCCTTGCGCCCAACACGGTTTCCAAGGTGTGGATCATTGAAAATGCCACTAGCGGAAGCCAAATTATTACGATCAAGCAGGGTTCAGGGGCTACAGTTAGTATAGCTAATGGTGCTCGTGCCATGATTTATACGGATGGAGCTGGGGCTGGAGGGGCTGTATTTACGGCTGATCCGGGGGGTGCGGGGGGTGTAGGAACCGTTACCTCTGTTGGAACTACTGGCACTGTTAATGGGATTACTCTTACGGGCACAGTTACCACCTCTGGCAATTTAACTCTGGGTGGAACCCTTGGGAGCGTTGATCTTACTTCGCAGATTACAGGAACCCTTCCTGTTGCCAATGGTGGTACAGGAATTACCAGCTTGGGTACGGGTGTAGCGAGTTGGTTAGGAACCCCTTCCTCGGCGAACCTTGCTACAGCGGTAACGGATGAAACAGGGTCAGGTGCATTAGCTTTTGCTACAGGCCCGACTTTTACTGGCCTTACTTTGGCTGGTGCGGTAACTGGAGCAGATCAAATCGTATCTGCGATTAATCTCAAGGACTACGGTGAGGTTACTAATGCTATAGGCGCTACAGGAGGTGGTACACAGGACATTGATTTGAACGATGGTAACTCTGTGTCAGCTACAGTGGATACCTCGGCTAATACGTTTACTTTTTCTAATCCTACGGCCTCAGATGAATTGTGCGGTTTCACTTTGACGCTAACGAATGGTGGAAGCCAGACCGTGAACTGGCCCGCCAGTGTAGATTGGGCAGCAGCAACGGCTCCGACTCTAACTGCTGCTGGTGTGGACGTTCTTGTGTTCTACACCATTGACGGTGGTACAAGGTGGTACGGATTCCTTGCTGGCGCAGCAATGGGTTAATAGGGCTTTAAAATATGACAAATATTAGAAGGGCATTGCAAGCAGCGGCAGGAAGCGGGTCTACTCCTAATGCCATTATACTTTCTACAAAGGATTCGCCATACCTTGACGCTTGGGAATGGGATGATACTGGGTTTGGCACTAAATACGCTAACCCCAGCACCTTGATGACTGGAATGGCGTATTCTATAGCGGTTGCTCCAACGGAGGACGCCTTATTAGTACCTTACGACGTAGGCAACGGTATGGCTGCTTATGCGTGGGATTCTTCATCTGGATTTGGCACTAAGTATACTAATGCTGGTATAAGCGATGTTGGATATTCGGCTGCTTTTAACTCTGATGCCACAATCGCGTTGCTAGGCACTAATAAGGATATTGGAAGTGGCGTAAAGGCATATTATTTTAATACCTCGGCTGGATTTGGCGGTGCGTTTGCCAACCCGTCCACCGTACCAGGACACTCGGGCATGGGTGTCGCTTTCCATCCTTCGGATACAGCCGTTGCCGTTGCACACAGCCTAACTCCGTTTATCTCCACATACCCGTGGAGTCCGGGTTTTGGTACTATCTATTCCAACCCGTCTACTTTGCCCACTTCCAGCGGCATCTGTTGTAATTTCAGCAATGACGGGAATTCCCTAGCGGTTGGACACGCTGGCAGTCCGTTTTTTAGCGTATATCCTTGGAGTTCTGGCTTTGGCTCTAAATATGCTGACCCGTCTACTTTGCCAAGTGATACGGTTCGCAGGGTATCTTGGAGCGCCGATTCGGTCACTATAGCTGCTGTAAGCAATGGCGGGGATAAGCTTGACGTATATCCTTGGAGTTCTGGCTTTGGTACTAGGTATAGTGCAGCGGGAACTTTACCGGCTGGAAGTGGAAAAGCCGTTGCTTGGAGTCCTGACGGAGATTACATAGGAGTGGCTAGTAGCAGCTCTCCTTATATTCAAGTCTATCCGTTCGATACCAGTTCTGGGATTGGTACTAAATGGAGTAATCCGGGTTCTGCTGCAAGCGGAGATGCCGTAGGTATCGCTTTTGTGGGAGGACCACCATAAGGTTAAAATATGAATAAAGAAGACTTACAAAAAGCTATCGAGCAGCGCGAAGCAGAGGTAGCAGCATATCAAGTTAATATTGATAATTACTCTTTAATGCTTGAAGAGTTGCCTTCTGAATGGCCTGAAGATTTGGTTAAGTTCCAAGGAAAAGAAATAAAGGATATTGCTACCTTGATTGCAGATGAAGAATGTCTAATGCAGGTTGGTGATTTGATTTTTGCATCTTCACTTAGGTATTCATTGTGTACAGAGAAGCTTGAGCAGAGAAAGTCCAAGCTGGTTTTAAAAGTTCTTAGAGATCAAATTAAGGAGTAGACCATGTTCTACATAAAACTTTCAGATAATACCTATGGGCTAACCGCACGAAAAGTCCGCGAGGCTTTTCCAAACACTAGCTTTCCACCTAATACAGAAGATTTTGAAGGCTATGCAAAAATGTTTTTCATGCCTGTACCGAGCCATAACCGAGCAACGCATCGAGCGGTTGAGAAAACTCCCATACTAGTAGGGGAAAGGTATGAGCAGCAATGGGAAATAGAGGAGCTAAGCTCTGACGAGAAAGCAGCTAAGACAGAAGAGGAAGCCGTAAGGGTAAGGCAGACACGAGATGAGAAGTTAGCAGCTTGTGATTGGCATGGATTGAGCGACAACGTGATGAGTGAAGCGATGACAACTTATCGACAGTTGCTCAGAGACATTCCGGGACAAGCAGGTTTTCCTCATACCATTACATGGCCTGAAAGTCCTTAAATAATGACTGAGACAGAGATGGAAGCAATGGCAGAACGGGGGAGGGGGTTGTGAGTGATGAAAAAATTCTTTTTTATCTTATTACTAATGGCTTCTCCCGTGTTTGCCCAAGAGACTACCACTACTAACGTAAACACTAATAATAATACGGATATTACGTCTGACAGCACGACCACCACAACAAACACCAATCTCAATACTACCAGCACTACCAACGTATCAAACAACACAAATCTAAACACAAATACTTCGACTTCAAATAATGTAAATACTTCGAGTAGTACAAATGCTAATACCAACCAGAACACAACTAATTACACTGGTTCGTCAGTAAATGAAAATACTAATCTCAATACATCTAATGTTACAACCAATAGCGCCTCAAATAACGTAAACACTAACAATAATAGCAGCCTGAATATTAATCAGAACGCCACCACGGTTACGGCTAATAACTCAAATATAAACAACAACACCACTAACAATACATCAAACAACACTAATCTAAATACTAATCAGAATACGTCAAACAACACTAATGTTTCAAACAACACTAACAATTCAACCAGTAATAACACTTCAAATAACACCAATGTAAATACGTCAAATAATACCAATAATAACAGTAGCCTAAACGTGAATCAGAACTCAACTACTGTCACTGCTAACAATTCAAATACTAATAATTCAACTAGCAATTCAACATCAAACAATAGCAGCGTTAGTAACAACACCAATACATCAACGATAAATAACACCAGCAATTCAAATAACGTCAATGAAAATACGAGTAACGTCACTCAGAACTCAACTAGCAACAACACAAACACTAATGTTAGTAGTTCAACAGATATCTCACAAAGCACTAGTGAAATAAGCAGTAATGCTAACAACACCTCAAACAACACTAATAATAATACTAGCAACAACACATCAACGCAGAGAGTCACTCAACGGATAGAGTCACCACCGCCTAGCGCAATAGCGCCAAGCATTGGCTCTAGTTACTCGCAAGACCTTTGTACTACTGGCATATCCGGTGCTGTGCAAAGTCAGTTATTCGGCTTTTCTGGAGGCAGGTCTATTACAGATGAAAACTGTGAAAGAATTAAGTTAGGCAAAACGCTTTATGACATGGGTATGCGCGTAGCTGCGGTTAGCTTGATGTGTCAGGACGAACGAGTATTTGACGCTATGCGAATGGCAGGAACGCCCTGCCCTTACGAGGGGCTTATTGGAGCAGAAGCTCAAATTGCGTGGGACACAGCCGAAGAAGAAGAATTAGCAGAAAACGAAAGCAGACCAAACAACAGGCGCAACTGTCAGCCCCGTGGGGGAAGATGTAGATGAAATGGCTAATACCACTCCTCTTTTGTTCTTACGCCTACAGCGCGAGTACAAGCGACCCTACAACGTATATCTACGAAGGTTCTCAGGCGCTTATAAACCTGTCAGGAATGTCCGGCACTACCAACATGAACGCCTGTGATGACTGCATCTCAGGCTGGAGTCCAGACTTTGGGTTTGATTTTGAAATTTGGGGAAATACTTACAGAAAGGCAAAAATGTCTACAAATGGCTGTGTCAACTTCTCAGGTCTTACTTGCAATGATTACACCCCTCAACCTCTGCCGTATAGGGATGAAACGCTTTACCCCTTTTGGACTGATTTAATTCGTAATAACAGTTCCAAGATGTTGTTTAAGTCTTTTAGTGATTATGTGGTGTTTGGCTGGTACGGCATGAAAGAGTACAGCTATCCCAACCATAGAGGTAACAATAACTTTGAGGCTATTCTTTGGGAAAATGACACTTACGAATACCGCTATGGAGCTTTAGATATTATTAACCATGATGTCTTAATTGGAGAACAACATACTAGCTCATCACATAAGACTTTTAGGTATTTTGATGACGGTACAGGAGGGCATAATAACTGGGACTCTTTTGATGCAAGCTTTACCGGGAATGTGCTGGAGGGTGGTGGGTCACTGTATTCGGCTTCTCTTACTGAGTTATGTAATGCTAATCCGCTGTACAGTACGTCATGCTCTGGTTATGCAGCCGCTTACCTAGCGCAGCAATGCGGTATCAGCGCCTTATATGATTCTGCCTGTTCTGGTTATGCGTCAGCTTATCTAGCTCAACAATGTGGTATTAGTGCGTTATATAACTCAAGTTGTACTGGTTACGCAGCCGCTTATTTATCTCAGCAATGTGGGCTGGATGCTACCTATGATGCTTCTTGTGATGGATACTGGGAAGCAACTTTTGTAGCAACTGTGACTAATGACTATACAGACGTAATAGATGGTGACGATGTAACTGATTACTATTTTGTTGATGATGACGATTTAGTTGATTATTACACAGTAGATGTTGTAGTCGATGACATAGATTATGGCGATGTAGATACTACTTATGGGGGGTCTATAGTAGATGATAATCCTGGGTGGGAAGACCCAGAACCTGTATATGTAGTTGAAGTAGTGGAAAATTTTGGGGAGCCAATAATCGAAGAGGTTTTTGAAGAAGTCTTTGAGGCTAATTCATTGCCCGTAATTGAAGAGGTTTTTGAAGAACCAGAAGAAATTATTGAAGAAGTTTACGAGGAAGTAGTTGTTATAGAAGAAGTTTTTGAAGAACCAGAAGAAATTATTGAAGAGGTTTTTGAAGAAGAACTTGAAGAGATTTTTGAAGAAGTTTTTGAAGAGGTTTTTGAAGAAGAATTGATAGCAGTAGAAGAAGAGATATTTGAAGAAGAGATATTTGAAGAAGAAGTTGAAACAGTAGAGCTTGAAGCGCCTGTAGAGGAAGTAGCTGTAGTAGAAGAACTTGTACCAGAAATTGAAGAACCAGAAAAAGCAAGAGTAAACATTACTAAGTTAGCGTTAAGTATTGTTGCTGAGACTTCTATTATGCCAACTGCTTTAGCTCAAAGTGCAGTTTCCCAAGCAGCGGTTTCGCAGTCTGTCCAGACGTTTGGTAATAGGTCAGCGCAAAATACAGAAGTTATATCTCAGACTTTTACTGAAGGCACATTTTCAATAACACCTACACCTGAAGCTACTTTTACTGATACAAGTTTTGCTAGTGAAGCGATTAATGAAACCCAGACAACAGCGCTGGCAGAGGTAGGTATTGTATTTGATTCAGGCTATTCAGGTTCAGTGCAACTTGCCCAGTTAGGTCAGACTGATATTCAGCAAAGCATGGATAGTGGAGGGTCAACTGATGTGTTTGGTGATACTGGGAGTTTTGAGCCAGAAATTGAGGTTATACAGGACATTGTTTCAAGCGGCCCAATACAGAATTTTAACCAAGTAGTTACTCAGGCAGAAGAAACATCTTCTGAAGAAGTTGAAGTCATGCAAGAGTTAAGTGCCTCAGTGACAGAAATGAAGTTTGAACAGGATTTTAATGACGCAATAGCAACTGGTCAGACTATAGGGCAATTCTTGTCTAACCAGCTTCCAGATTTTAGTCAGTTTGATGTAGCGCCTCCAAGCGTAAACGAAAGCCGTACTGTAGAACGTGCCGAAACAGCCTTGCAAACAATGACTGACGCAGAAATTGAGCAAGCTCAAGATTCACAGCTAGAGGGAATGCAGGACTCTGGTGGATTTGACGATCAGTCTTTAACTATTTTTCTAATGGGTAGAGTTGAAGGTGTTGAAGCGTACAATATAGACCTTATAGACCAACAGCAGTGGTATCAGTCCAGAGAAATATACGGAGGCAATGCGCCTGTAGATGGTAACGTCAGAGCCTTGCAGGGGCAGGGCGCACAAAGGTTCCAGGACTTAGTAGGGCAGCAATATGAACGATAAAACAGAATTGGAGTTTGGCGGGGCTACAATAAGCGGCAGCAAGATACTCCTTATAGTTCCTTTGTTGGGGGCTATTGGTGGGTCTATGTGGGGCGGATTTGAGGTATACCAGCGTTTGATTGATGCTGAGACTGCGATTACTGAGTACGTTAGCCCTGACTTTAGTGGTTACGATGAGGCTTTAGCAGTGCTAGAAACACGACTCACAGACCAATCCAGAATCCTTGATACAGTAGAGGACTCGCTAAGAAACGAAACTGATGCTATGCAAGCCCAAAATCAGCGTATGCTGGCAAACATTAATGACCAAATAGACACTATAGAAGGCGATGTGAGACAGGCTGAGAGCATTGCAAGAACGGCAGAGGATACGGTGGCAGAAACAACCAGAGAGCTTAGGGATGATGTGTACGCTTTAGAAGAGCGGGTAAACGATACTCTTAGAGATGTAGACCTAGAGTTAAGAGAAATGCGTGAAGATTTAGAAAATAGAATTCAACAAATTTTAGATAACCCTCTTAACGACAGTCAATAACTATGGATTATCAAACAATGTTTAACATCGCGATTATAACTATTTCTTTTTTTGGGGGGTGGATGGTCAATCGTGTTTTTGCACTTCTAGATAAATTAGACGAAGATATCAAATCAGTCCCTGAAAAATACATTGCCAAGGAAGATTATCGCGAGGACATTAGAGATATTAAGGACATGTTAGGTGCAATATTTAAGCGATTAGAAAACAAGGTGGATAAATAATGCCATTTGCCAATTTGCAGTTCAAACCCGGAGTGGTTAGAGATACAACTTCTTATACTAATGAGGGTGGGTGGTTTGACTCTAATAAAATCAGATTTAAATCAAATTTACCAGAAAAAATAGGAGGATGGGCTAAATATTCTACCAATAGTTTTTTAGGCATATGTAGATCTCTTTTTTCCTTTATTGACTTATCCTCAAATAAGTACATGGGTGTGGGTACTGGTTGGAAAATGTACATAGAGGAAGGAGGTACGTTTTACGATATTACCCCCATACGAGCAACTACCTCAGCAGGGGATGTTACTTTTGCCGCTACCAATGGGTCTTCTACCATTACTATTACAGATACCACACACGGGGCAATAGAGAATGATTTTGTTACGTTTAGCGGGGCAGTATCACTAGGAGGAGTTATTACGGCTGCTGTATTGAATCAAGAATATCAGATAGTGAGTGTCCCTACTGTTAGTACATATACGATTCAAGCAAGAACAGCAGGTACTTCTATACAAAGCATAACTGTGGATGGTCAACTTGATCCTACTTTAGTCAGTGCCAATAGTTCAGACACAGGTAATGGTGGGGGTAGTGTAGTAGGTACTTATCAAATAAACACGGGACTAGCAGTTGCCGTAAGTGGTACAGGGTGGGGGGCAGGTGCTTGGAGTTCAGGTACGTGGGCAGGTGCTTCTCCATTGACCGCAGCTAATACTTTGAGGGTGTGGTCGCAGGATAATTTTGGGGAAGATTTGTTATTTGGTGTACGTGACGGTGGGATTTTTTACTGGGACACAAGTGCAGATACTCTAGGAACAGACAGAGGAACTGCAATTTCTAGTTTGAGTGGAGCGCAAACCAGTACACCAACTGTAGCTAAACAAGTGATGTTAAGTGATAGAGACAGACACGTTATTTGTTTTGGTTGTGACGATGTGGACAGTAATGGTGTTTCTACAGGGGTTTTAGATCCATTACTTATTAGGTTTAGTGATCAAGAAAGTGTAACTGTATGGACACCTGATAATTTAAATCCTACAACTAATTTAGCTTCTACTGCTGGTAGTTTAAGATTAGGTGCAGGTACTCAATTTATTTGTGCAATAGAAACACGCCAGCGTGTATTGGTTTTTACCGATGTTTCTGTACACGCCATGCAATATCTTGGTCCTCCTTTCACGTTTGGCATTGACCAGATTTCAGAAAACACTACCATAGCGGGTCCGTTAGCAGCTAAAGCTGTTGATGATATGGTTTTTTGGATGGGTGTAGAGGAGTTTTATGTTTATAACGGCCAAGTACAAAAGCTCCCTTGTGATGTACTCAGTTACGTTTTTAGTGACTTTAACTACTCACAAATAGAACAAGTTACGGCTGCTTTAAATTCTTCTTTTGGAGAGATATGGTGGTTTTACTGTCCTGCTGGGTCGACTAGTTTAAGTAGTTATGTTGTTTTTAATTACGAACAAAACATCTGGTATTACGGTACTCTGTCTCGTAGTGCATGGATGGACAGAGGAAAAAACACTTATCCTATTGCTGCAAGCACAGATGGCTATTTATACAACCATGAATTCGGCTTAGACGATGGTTCTACCACCCCTGCCAGCGCCATAACCAGTTATATCGAGAGTAGTCAAATGGATATAGGACAAGGTGAAAACTTTGTTTTTCTTACTAGATTGATACCCGATTTAACTTTTGACCAAAGCACTGATACAGATGCTACTGTGGATATGACATTAAAAACTCGCAACTATCCTGGAGGGTCTTACTTACAAACAGACACAAGTGCGGTTACTAAAACAGCCAGCACTCCGGTTCAGCAGTTTACTAACCAAAAGAACATTCGTTTACGGGGTAGATCTTTCGCATTGAAAGTTGAGTCAAACGTGACAGGGGTGCAATGGCGGTTAGGAACTCCCCGTGTAGAGATTATTGAGGACGGTAGAAGATGACCCGTAGAGTTGTACGGCCTTTATTTCCCCAAGCTCCTGCAGATTATAATTCTGCTTACATGGCTAGTGTTGTACAGGCATTTAGTGTCTTTTTAGAACAGGTACAAAATCCCGGAGATTTACGGGCAACGACCTTGACTTTAACAGATTTACAAACAAATGATCAGGGTTTGGAAATAGGGGCGTTATTTCAAGTGGAAGGTGTTGTTCATATTGCTTTAGCTAACATGCCTTATTTAGCAGGAAACTCAGCTACTGGAGCTGTGGGAAGTGTTACCGTTACTACAACGTAGTTGTCAGGGTTTTGGGAGCCTAGTATGATGCACACAGCGTTTTACAGGAAATCGCTAATCCTGCAAATAAAAATCATTCATTTTGTGAAAAAATGGTGCTAAAAATGCAGGGTATTTCTAATTTACATTACCAACCCCTCTCTGGAATTCAATTAACTCCCGCTATGCACAATGCCGCCAAAATTTTGGCGGATATGGGGCGTGAAGAAGATACTTATATAGTTCATGCTGCCGAGGGTGAAACTGTTATCCCTATGGAGGTAATGGAAGCCAACCCTAAAATGGCCGAAATGGTTTATGAACAACTCCGAGAAATGGGGTTAGATCCAGAGCGATATATTGTAGGTAATGAATTAAACAGCATCAACCCAGAAACAGGTATGCCTGAATTTTTTCTGAGTAAGCTGTGGAAAGGTATTAAGAAGGTTGCAAAAGTAGTATTGCCTATTGTGGCTACTGTCTTTTTAGCGAGTATGGGGGTTCCTGTTCCGGTAGCTAATGCTATTACCAGTGGTGCAAGCACCATGATACAAGGTGGTAGCTTTAAAGATGGCTTAAAATCTGCTGCTATTGGTTATGCAACGGGTGTAGTTGCACAAGGAGTAGGTACGGCTATAAATCAACCTGCTGGAACTTCGCTAGGGGAAAGAACCAGCGCAGGATTCTCGTCAATGGGGGATGCTATTACTTCACCCATGACGGCACAACCACAGGCATTCACTTCGGCTGCTGGTTCGGAAGCCGTTAGTGCTGCTGACCCAAGCGCAAGTGTTACGGGTGGGTTTACTGACCAACAATTAGTAGAGTTTGCTAATAGCCCAATGGGGCAAGCGGCAGCGCAAAGTGCGGGAACTCAAATGCCACCACCTCAACCTATTATGGGTCAAGGACCGATGGGTGGTCCACCAGCACAGTATACAGGGGCTGATATACCTGCCTTACGCGGCATAGCAACCACAGCAGGTGATTTTGTTTCTACTCCCACTGGTGCGCCAGTCTCAGGTGTTGCTGCTAAAGATCCTTATACTCCTCCTGAATCTAGAACAATGTTGGATAAAGCAGGCGATTTTTATAGAGACAAAATTAGCCCTACTAGAACAGGGTATGAAGACATGAATTTGCTTCAGCAATACGGTCCAATAGCAGGATTAGGTACGTTAGGTGTAGCCGCTATGGGTGGTTTTGAAGAAGAACCCATGGATTTTGGCGCACTAGAAGAAGAATTTGGCACAACAGGTGAAGACTTATTAGCACAACAACCCGAAAAATACGGCTATAACTATGCAGATTTTGTAGGGCGCAACCCTTACTTTCAACGTGGGGCTGGGTCACTTGCTCCTGGAGCTAATGTACCTCCTGTTTATGATTCGCCAGTGGTTGCAACCCCGAGTGTAGGTTTAACCAGTCCTGGAATTTTGGCTAACACACCTATGGCTCAAGCTTTTTATGCGAGAGCAGGTGGAGCAATTAACGGGGCAGGAACAGGAACTAGCGATAGCATACCAGCCATGTTAAGTGATGGAGAGTTTGTATTTACGGCCAAGGCCGTAAGGGGTGCAGGAGATGGCGATAGAATTAAAGGTGCAAGGGAAATGTACCGCACAATGAAGCGTTTAGAAGGAGCAGCATAATGGCCTTACCTCCACAGTTTCAAACCCCCATGAGTAGGGTGACTAGCACTTTATACCGGCAGTATAAACAGGCTAATCCTCCCCGTCCGGGAGATGCACCACCAATGGTGGGTCCAATACAAGTGATCGCTGGTCAAGATGAAGGGTATCAAAATTGGCTATCTCAAAACCCTATGGCTAATGCTCAGGCGATGGCTGCACAGGGAGTTACGGTTCCCACAAATATCCAACGGGATGTGTTTGCTCAGGCCAATAGACAAGGAATATCAGGAGCACAATTAGAATCTATGTTTGGTATGCCAGCAGGTACAGCAGCAGCTACCTCACAAGCATTGGGTATAGACATGGCTGGGCCGGAAAGATTCGAACCAGAACCAAGACCAGAACGACCACCAGAACCACCACGACAACTACCACCAGAACCACCACGACAGCTACCACCAGAACCACCACGACAGCTACCACCAGATCTACCAACGGGAATCGGTACATTGGGTCAACGGGGTGAACTACCACAAAAGCCAGATGTAGAGTCAGACCCTACTGTCTATGCCGAACCACCCCGTCCAATAGCGTATGATACTGCACCCAGATTCCAGGAGCCGCTTGAACGTGCCCAAGCCGAGTTTGCTGCCACGGGTCAGGTTAGTCCTGAAGTACAAATAGCGGCATTTCAGCAAGCGAGTGAGATGGGAATGCCTTCATCACAACTTGAACAGATGTTTGGTATGCCCGCCGGAACAGCGGCACAGTTTGCGTCCCAAAATCAATTAGCTCCGCTACAGGATGCAGGAAGGCCGCCTGATCCACCACCACGAGGTACAACGGGGTTTCCGGGACGACTGCCACCGCCACCCCCAATACAGTCAGACCCTATTGGTGGAATAGGAAGTATTGCCGAGCTTGGGGACACTGCTATTTCTACTACCTATGTAGATCCAGTTACCGGACTACCAACCAGTACACCACCGCCACAGGTTCAGGACAGGGTTCCAACTTTCAGGCCAGATGGAAACTATACTCAGGATGAAGTAGCCCAAGTTACACAAATGCTAAAAAATGGGATGATGACGTTTGACGAGGCATCTGACATTTATCAGGTTCCTGTAGACCAAATACAGCAAAATTTTTCTCAAATACTACAACAACAAGAAATGGGTGGTGAAGTCCCGGAAATAGATCCGGAGAGACCAACACCAACACCAACTCCGGTGACACCAACACCAACTCCGGTGACACCAACACCAACTCCGGTGACACCAACACCAACTCCGGTGACACCAACAGCCGGAGGTGGCGGAGGGACATTTACTCCAGGATTGGATGGTCTTACTCCAGGATTGGGTGGTCTTACTATAGGCATGGAAGGTGGCGCAGGAACATTAACAGGTGGCGAAGGGACTTTTACTCCAGAAATTAACGGGGGTGGAACACCTACACTTCCAAATCCAACACTTCCAAATCCAACTGTTACTCCACCAACTTTAACTCCAGGAGCCGGAGGAACTCAAACTTTCGACACATCCACCATTGCAGGGTTGATTAGTAAATACAAAACAGCACCTGATCAAATTACAGAAGCCGACACCCGTAGTTTGATAGATATGGCTAAACAACAAAACATGGATACGTCTACTCTGGCTAACATGGCGGGGGTTAGCCAAGATTTTCTTACTCAAAATCTTACAAACTTGGGGTACAGTGCGGATTATTTGCGTAGTACACCTACTACCAACCTCACTCCTGTCAACCCAACAGTAACTACTCCTACGGGTGCTACAACAACAATAACGCGCGAATCACCAGAAATCGAAGCTAGAAAATTAGGCGTAATAGATTTAGCTAAAACATTAGCCGAAAAAGAACCTGCTGGTGGATTACCTGCTTACCAAGTAGCGGGGCTATCTCCTTTAGAGCAAGAAGCCTACCGTATGGCACAGGCTAATAGAGGTGTGTATCAAAACGCCACACTAGCAGGAGCAGAAACATTAGGCCAAGTTAAAAGAGGATTACAAGATACCTACCGTGACAGAATACCTATAAGTGATTACGGCACAGAAAAATATTTAAGAGAATACGACCCGTTTGTTACTTCTGGCGTTGGCACAATGCTACAAGCAAGGAATCAAGCAGGTCAGGCAGGTCAATTTGGTCGAAATGCTGCTTTGGCGGGTATTGGCTCGTTGGGTGAAGGTCGTGCAAGAACAAGAGGTGCAGGTGACATTGGCTATGCCACAACTGCCAGAGGTATTAGAGAATTAGCAGGGACTACAGGTCAGTTTGATCCCACAACAGGTACAACCTCCTACATGAACCCATACGAAACTGCGGTTATTGACGCAGCAATGGGTGATTTAACCCGAGCAGGAGAGCAGCAAAAACAAGCCTTACGCGCAAGAGCTGTTCAGGCGGGGGCGTTTGGTGGTAATCGTGCCGCTTTAGCTGAGAGTGAATTAGATAGAAACCTCCTAGAGCAACAAGCTAAGACAGCAGCAGGGTTACGGGCACAAGGTTATGGGCAAGCCCAACAGAATGCTATGACAGCTTTTGAGAACGCACAGCAGCGTGGTCAACGCGCAGGGCAGCTAATAGGGGGTATGGGCACTCAAGCGGCACAGGTAGGCTTACAGGCAGGTAGGGGGTTAGGTGACTTTGCCAGTAGTATATCTACAATGGGTCAACAGGGCGCAGGAACACAGCTACAAAGTGCGAATACACTAGGCAATTTAGCTGGTCTTACGGGTAGGTTGGGTGAGTCGCGCAGTAAACTAGGGTTACAGGGTGTAGACCAGTATGGTAGAACCACACAAGACATTATTAAAATGGGTGATTTGGGTCGCCAGCTTGGTATTAATCAAGCAGAGATGGGCAGGTTAGGCCAAGACATAAACATCCGCGACATCGCCAGTTTAGAAGCAGCAGGTCAGGCCGAACGTGCTGCAAACCAAAGAGCATTAGATGCAACACGAGCTACACGTATGCAAGACATACAAGAACCATACCAACGAGTAGGTTTTATGAGTGATGTGTTACGTGGCGCACCAAGTTCCCAAATGCAGATGACTAAAAGATATGACCAACAGCCAAGTGCTGCTGCTCAAGCTATTGGTGGCATAGGTAGTTTAGCGGCCACCGCAGCAGGGGCGAAAACAGCAGGAATAATCTAGGAGACTATTATGGTTAAGCGAGTGATTTTTGGCAGCAAGCCTAAAGACCCACCCAAGCCAGTGGAAGTAGAGTATATACAGGATCAAGGTGAGGTGTTTTTGCCTTATGAATACGAAGTTAAAACCCCTAAAGTGACTAAGGGTAAAATGTCTAAGGGCAAAGCGCGGGGTAAAGGCGCAATGCTTCGTGGTTTTTCTTTCTCTATTAGGTAAGGGTTATGTTTTCTCAAAAAATAATGGGACGAAAAATGTTTCAAGAGGGCGGTATGGCGACTCCTTCTGTGCCGTCTTCTGTAACTGGGGGAGGCATTGTGGAAGGACTTGGCCTAAACGAACCGGAAGCAATGCCTCCGATTCCCCCGCAAGATCAAGAAATGATTACCGAAGGTATGGCAGATATAGCGGGTAAGCTTGGTCAAGTAGATGCAGCAGAAGATACTGCAAGCTTGATAAATGCTATTCGCAGCGATAACCAACCACTGGATGCAAGGTATACAGAACTTGCTAATTACGTGGGAAGGAAAGACGCTACTGCTACACCGGAATCAGTTCTTACACTGGTGCAACCGACCTTTGAGTTAATGGAACAGGGTGGTGGCATGGGTATGTTGGGCAGTGATATGTTACAGGGTGCAGCTCCCATGGAGGAGTCTATGACTGCAACCATGACAGAATCCCCAATGGGCGATACAGCCACAATGACCGAAACCATGGAAACTCCAAACTTGTTCAATGGAGGAGGACTTGTAAAAAAGTCTAAAGCCCCTGTGTACAGGCAACAAGGTAGCCCTCCACAGGGGGAAAACATCTATACGGGTAGTAATATTTACTCGGTTCAAAACACTGGTGATATTAATAATATTGCGGGAATTACTAATCCTTACTTTAGTGAAGCAGCCACACCACCACCAACCAGTCCTCTTACACAAACAGAGCAAATGCTAAATACCCAAGCCCAGATAGAGGCACAACAAGCGGCTATGCACCCTTCTAATGTGTATGCTAATCAAGGGTTAGGAAGTCAATCAGCATATTTGAGCAATGTTTTATCGCAAAACCCCTATACCGAAGCTTCTGTTAGAGAAAGAATGACTCGAGGATTGAATGCACCTCAAACCGCAGAAGAAATAATGTCAAGCTCTGAACAATTAATAGAAGGTTCAGACGTTCTTTCACCAACTCTAGATGTAGACGCAGAACAAAAAAGATTAGCAGCCATATTGAAGCCCAGTGCTACTCCAGTTCAAACTCCAGAAGAGTTGTTAAAGGCTGAAGAAGACTTTGTGGGTACAGTAGACAATCGCCCAGAGGCTTTATTTGCTTTGGCTCAAGGTTTTAACGAGATGGCACAAACTCCCGGAAAATTCTTAGGTTCATTAGCAGCAGGGTCAGGTAAGGCGGCAGAGTTGTTAGCTCCTTTAGCTAGAGAACAGCAAATGTTTGACTTACAAAGAAAACAAAAGGCATTTGATCGTAACATCTTGTTAGCAGATAAGTTACGTGGTGAGGACAGAGAAATTGCTATTAAAGCTTTAGGGAATGTGCAAGCTGCAACAGCAGGAAATCAACAATTTATGCAACAGGTACTTTCTAATTCTATACAAGAAGCAGCATTACAAGCTAGAAACCAACAAGAAAGAGAAGTAGCCATTCGTGAAACAACAATGAGACTAGGATTAGATTGGGATACTTCTCAAATGGATGCAGTTAATAAATTGTTTGAAGACTATGGAATGCCTGAATATGATGGAGTAGGTAGAGAATTCCGTATGATTAGTGACCCAATTACAGGTCAACTTAAAAGGGTGTGGACAGGTTTTCAAAACGAAAATGGAACTCTTTACAATGCTCTGCCCAACAGGTTAAAGGCAACAGACCCTAGCTATGTGGCTCCACAAGGAGCAACAATTGATCAAGATGGAAATATTGATTTAAGTAATACTCGCCCTGTTCAGATTGTAGGAAATATGTCAGAACAAGATGTAGGTCAACTCAAACAAAGAATGTTTGCAAGACAAGGTGCAATAACTGAACTAGAAAACATGTTAAGAGAGGCTGTCCCAGAGTTGGGAACTGGTCCAGAGGCTGTACTTAAAACAATAGCTACTCACGGGTTGGGTACATTTGGTGCTGACTGGGCTAATTATTTTAGTAAAGAACAAGCAAAAGCTAGATTAGATACATGGGCAAGAAAATACATAGCTGCAAACGCATTAAGCGATAGATATGCGATGGGTGAGCAAGCAATACTTAATGATATTATTAGCCTTGAATCAAAGTTTTGGGAAAACCCTTCTGCACAAGCCCACCGACTACAAACCATTATGATAGGTATGCTAAATGATAATGAGTTTGATCAAGCCTTAATGGAAGGCAGAGCTCCAGGGAGAATAGAATACATGGCTGGTGGTACTAAGGCTGACCCATTAAATTACAGTAAAGAAAATATCCGTAGAACACTGGCACTTGCAGGTGAGCAAGGAACAGAAGGTACATGGTCAGTTAGAATGACCCCACAAGATGCAACTGTAGTTGATTTTGCTCAGCTTAAACCAGACGGAACCTTAGAATCATACGATGAGGTTATGTCAGCGTTTAATGCGGGTCAAAGAACCGGAGCTGATAAATATCAACAATTTGTTGAGAATGAAAACCCAGTGTTTGCCGATATTATTCTTAAACGACCAGAAGGAAGTGAGACTTCTGAACCCGAACTCCAACCATATGTGTATGCGGATTTACCTGTGTCTGGTCGAGGCAGAATACCAGACATGGGTGGTCGTACTTCCAGACGTTTACAGACGCGTATTCCATAATGCCTCTTATTCCTCCTAAGCCTATTCCTTTACAACCTGAGCGTGGTGGTATTCAAAATCTCACTGCGGATATGGATAAATTAGTTGCCCCCGAAGAGCGCACTGTACCTCAAGTACAAACTCCAGATCTTTCTGTAAAAGCCCAAAAACGCGGGGGAGATTATGGTGTTGTGGCAGGAGCACAAGATGCTGTTGGTGGGTTGGTAAAAGGGTTGGCGTTGTTGCCTGACACAGCTTTAAATCTCGCGTTAAGAAAAGCAGAAAATATGCAAGGGTTAGAGCGCGGAACCTACACTAGAGATTATTTTGATCGGGTATTGCGTTCCGGTAGTTACGAAGAAGCAGAACCATTAGCGTTAGGTCTCCTTTCCATAGGGCGGGGAGAAGATTTAGGAACAGGCAGTGGCATAGGTAATGTAATAGAACGAACAACGGAGTTCGCTGCTTTGGCTATCCCTTTTGCAAGTGCTTTGAATTCAATGGCAAAAGCCAGCAAAGCCAGCAAAGCCGTGAGAGCGGGAGTAGGCGCAGACACAGGAACAGGAACAGCTCAAATGTCTGCATTTGTTGGTCCTTCTCAAACTGTTGGGGGATTACCTCGTGCAGCAGTTAATCCAGTAACAGGTAAGGCTCAAGGTCAATTTGCAGCTACAACTGTTCCCGGAAAGCTAAAAGAAATGCTCCTGGCTCCTTACAGGGCTGCTCCTGGAACTTTTGGTGGGGCAGGTCGCACAGAAATAGGTTTTGGTGCGGCTAGTGGTCTAGGTGCGGGTATAGAACAAGAAGTGTACGGGACTTCCGGCCTAACGGGAGGATTAATTGCTCCGTTTGCTGCTCCTTTCGTTATGGGTGCAGCTAGAGGTATTTGGAATTCTAGCCCTACTAGGTGGATAGGTAATAAGTTACGTGGGGGTACAGTAGGTGTTGCTGATGACATGAACGCAGCAAGACAGGTGGCAGAAGAAGGAACAGGTAATGTAGCAAGGGCAGAAGAATCAGCCGCTGCCAGACAACAAGTAAATGAAACTCTGGAAAGAGCTAGATCTGACCCACGATACGCTGATAATCAAAGAATAAATGAAGCTATTCAAGAAGAGTTTGGTAAGTTTTTCCCAGATGGAATTGTACCAATGTCCGTAGCAGCACAACTTCAAGACCCCTTAACTACGGCACGTACCAGAATGGCTCTCATGAAATCTGGAGACCAAGCTGTTCAATCTGAAATAGATAATACCAATGATATTTTAAATGTTATACAAAATTACTACGACGATACATTAAGTATTCAAGTGGGTATGGGCGGTGAAGCGGGTTCGGCAGCTACGGTAGTTCATGCTTTTAAAGATGAAGTGGCTGCACTAAACAGTGGTGCAAGAAATGAATTGGGTGAATTAACCACTCAACTAGAAGATCTTGTTCCCGGATTTAACCAAAGCAATAGAGATGCAACAGGGGCTGAGTTAAGGTCAAAGATAGACGAGGCTAGGAACCTACAATTTGAAAGAGCACAAGCAAAAGCTGACGAGTTAGGAATAAATAAAGATACAGGTGGTGACCAATTAGGTTCAGCAGCAGATTGGCAAAGGTTTTCTCAAACAGTACAAGACGAATTTTTACCCGTAGCGGGGTTTAATTCGATGACAGCTGATATGTTACCTGATGAAATAAAAAGAGTTTTTAGAAAAGCGGCACAAGAAGGAGATGAGTTTAGACTTTCTTTTCAAGATTGGAAAAATGTGCGTGAAGATTTAACAACGAGTATCAATAGACTTTACAATAATCAAGATAGTAATGGTGCAGGTAGGTTAAAAGTCTTTGCAAACATGTGGGATGAATTTGGTAGTGGTGTTACTGCTCCCAACAGGACTCCTGGAGTCACTTCCCCTGCCTTAGCTACAGGATCTCAATTTGGTTCATCCACAGGTAAAAAATATTTAGACTACATTGATTGGTATAAAACAAACGTGGCCGGACCTTTCGAAAACCAAATTATGATCAATGTACGCCAGAGAGCTGGTGGGAGTGCAACCCAACCTATTTATCAAACAGGAGCAGAAAACGTAGCTAATCAGTTTTTAAATGATTTGCAGGGAATACGTGCGTTTAAAAACATTCTAGGGGCTGAAGATACAGCCATGAATAACTTGCGTAATGCTTTTTTCGACAAAACAAGCAGGTCTGTTGTAAAATCTGATGGAACTGTTGATGGAACTAAATTACAAACTTTCATAAATGATAATGATGCTGTCATAAAAGAACTAGGGCTTACTGATACTTTCCTCAATATAGCAAAAGCAGAAGAACAATTGTCTGCTCGCATGGCTGATCTTACTAATAGAAGTAATCAAATAAACAGGAATAAATTCAGAAGAACAATGAGCAGGTTTGATGATGAGAACCTTACAGAAACAGAGGTTATTGATCAATTAGTTAATTCAAACAATCTAGCAACTTTGAGCCAAGCAAGACAAGCGGCTGCTGACCAAGGTGTTACCCAACAATTTAATCAAGCAGTTTTAGACTCTGTTTACAGAAGAGTTTTTCCAACTGACCCTATTGCGGGTGGTTCTACTGGTTCTATAATAAATAATCCACAAAATTTTAAAAGATGGATTTCTAACAAAAAGAACAGAGCAATGTTAGATGAGGCTCTGGGTCGCGAACACACAGATCAAATCCAGTTACTCGCTGATTTTGCAGACAGGGTAGCTACGGTTCTCCCTAAAAATGAAAGAGGAGACATAGCTTGGAGTGGTCTGTCTGGTCAAGGCAACACTTTTATCGACAAAGTAAACAAGGCCGTGGGTACAAGTATTCCCGGAGCTTCGGCTAGATTTATTGCAGTGCAGGAAGGCCGTATTGGTTTTCGGACTGCTTTAGCTTATTTCACGGCTAGAGCAATAAACAGTGGAGCTAGTGCAAGGTATGAGGCTGTTTTAAACGAAGCTTTAACTAACCCTGCGTTTGCTAGAGAAATGATGAAAAATGCTCCCGCAGAAGCTATTCCCGCAGGGCAAACAGCTCTTCCTCTTGCAAGACCAAGAGCAGCAGCTACAGATTTCTTTTTTCAAAGAGGAGTACCTGCGGGAGTTATTCTAGGAACTCAGCAATTGACTGGTGGATTAGATACACCCATAGAAACTGAAGAAGTAACAGAAGTCGTTGCTCCGGCTCCAACTCAAGCACAACCAGTGACCCCACAATTTCAGTACCCTGTTCCTCAAGACGACCCTAATCAAAACATGAGGCCTTTTACTTTAAATCCTTCCCCCAGTGGGCAAGCTTCCGCACCAGCACCAGATCCTGCCCCTCAAGGAATAGCAGCAACTCAACAACAGCAACCGACTGCTAACTTTGAAGAGTTATTTCCATTTGATTCTACAGGGCAAGCTATTCAACGACGCAGAAGCGGTATTGGTTCGTTAGTCTAGACTATCCATTCTTTATAGCCTTCTTTCATCACCCTTGCACTGATGTCTATTTTACTGCGTAGGGCTTGTAGGATTTTTTCGTCTATTGTGTCTTTAGCCACTATATCTACATAGGTAACCTTATTGGTCTGGCCTATGCGGTGCGCTCTATCTTCACTTTGTAGTCTTACTTCTAAGTCATAGCCATTGCTGTAATAGATAACTGTTTTGGCTTCGGTTAGTGTTAAACCATAGCCTCCTGTACGGGGTTGTCCCACAAAAAATCTAAGGGGTGAATTAGGGTCTTGAAACCTTTCCACAATGTTTTGCCTTTCTTCGGACTTAGTTTCACCATAGAACAGCTCTACGCTTTCTGGACCGTACTTTAAATCCCCTTCGGGGGTTTTAGCTGTGGCTATGGCTTGGTGTATCTCTAACAGGTTCTGAGTAAAGAAGCCCCATATAATCACCTTACCTTGAGTTTCTTCTAATGTAGCCATTAGCTCTTCTATCTTGCGTGACTTAACAGGGACAATAATGCCTTCTTCTGTTTTAGTGAACCCTGAGCAAAGTTGTTGTAAACGTAACAACTGGGTAAGAATGGTGGGGGCAGTGACCAGTTCCTTAGATTCAATAAAGGCCATTGCATTGTTTTTTAAATCTTCGTATATTTTCTTTTGTTCTTCGGTTAGCTCTACTTCACGTTTTATGTAGATTTTATCTGGTAAGTCTAGACAATCTTCTTTGCGTACTCTGTAGCTAAATTGAGTAAGCAGCGTGTTAAGCTCTGTTAGGTTTTGATAACCCACAATGCTATGAAAACTATGTGTGCTAATTGTGCGTCTAACCATTTTGGCGTAACGATTTTGAAAGCTCCAAAAAGAACTTTGGTTCAAACATTCTTCTTCTAAGAATTCACACTGTGAGTAAAGGTCAATAGGGCTTTTAGTCACAGGACTACCCGTTAGTATTCTACGGTAAGGCGCTAATTTTCTTAGCTTTGTTAGGTTCTTGGTACGGGCAGCTTTGGGAGACTTAATAGTTGTACTTTCATCTATAGCCAATAATGCATTACGACAACTTAAAAACTCTGTTGCTTTTTCGTAGCCACGTTTGGTACTTAATGCTTCTATGTTCATTAAGAAGATTTTAAGTTTGTGGTCTATTTTATCTAGTGTGCCTAATTCTTTTAGCTTTTTTTGAGTTTTATGTGGTGACCAAGAAACAACTACTGCTTCTACATGGGTGGGTAGGTGAGTTGGGATTTCTTTGAGTTCCCAGTTTCTGTACACACTCTTAGGAGCAACAATTAAGGCTGAATCAATTTTGCCTTGGTCATACAAGATACATACATTATCAATGAGTACTTTGGACTTACCCGTACCCATATCCATAAAATAGGCATAGTAGCTTTTATTACAAGACTGTTTGAGTGCCTCAAGCTGGTGTGCATAAGGCTCGTGCTTAAATTTATATCTCACAATGTCTCTTTCTTTGACAAATGTTTTGGTATTTGTACTTTACTATATAGTGCTAATATTAAAAAGTAATAATTAAATTTAACAGGATTCTATAATATACAATATACAATATATCCTCCAGACGAGGAGAATCGGGGACGCGCGCACAATATAGGATAAAAATATATTGGCTATATTTTTTTGTTTGTGCCTATAATACAAACCTTGCTATATACCCATGTGGAGAAAGACATGACGGTTTACATTGTACAAGAGCTACGTGGTAGAAATTTTTCTGACGCCACAAGCTTTGGCGACTGCGAGATACTACTACCCGCAGACATACAAACTTATTCAACTCTCCCTATTATCCGCAAGTTAAACGCACGTTTAGCTAATTTCTGCGATGATGATTATTTATTGTTGGCGGGTGACCCTGCCGCCATAGCTTTATCTGCATCGATAGCAGCAAGGCACAACAATAACCGATTTAAAATGCTCAAGTGGGATAGGCTTGATGAAAAGTATTATCCCCTGTATGCAGACATCACAGGTAAAGGGGTACAAAATGAAGAGGTTTGAAAACGTATCAACAGAACTCGAAGGTTTAAGCACTGACGGGTTAAGTGAAGTAAGTAAATTAGCTTTACAGTTGAAGCAAGCACAAGAAAAGCTAGGTTTAGCAGAAGAACTTGTGAAAGACTGGAAACGTAAAGTTAGGGAATTAGCAGAAGAACTATTGCCAGAAGCTATGGCAGAACTCAATCTAAGTAAAATTGATTTAGAAGACGGTTCTAGTATTTCTGTAAGCAAGTATTACAGTGCTTCCATACCCAGAGAAAAACAAGAGGAAGCCTTTAACTGGTTAGTTGATAACGAACATGGTGACTTGATTAAAAACCAAGTGTCCGTCAGTTTTGTGCGAGGCGAAGAAACCAAGGCACAAAAGTTTGCCGCTGATTTAGCGGATAATGACTACGCAGTCAATACCCGTAAGTGGGTAGAACCTATGACATTAAAGGCGTGGTGTAAAGGTCAGACCGAAAAGGGAAAGTCAGTTCCAAATGACTTGTTTGGTTTGTATATCGGCAATAGAGCCAAAATTAAATGAGGTGACATATGTCAAAAGAGGTAACAGAAAAGGCAACGACTAGTGTAGCACTAGCCAGTCGTTTTAATGAATTACCAACCACGGGTTGGGAAGAGGTAGGCGCACAAGATTTAGCTGTGCCTTACATAAGGATTTTACAATCAGGTAGTCCTCAGCTTAAAAAGGCTGACGGTGCGTATATTCCAGAAGCTTCTGAGGGGGACATTTTTAACACAGTGCAGAACTGTATTTACGATGGTGAGAAAGGTATAGAAGTAATACCTGCTTATTATAATAGGCGCTATGTTGAATGGATTCCCCGAACTAACGATGGTGGTGGTTTTGTTGGTAGTCACCCATTAGACACACCGTTGTTACAAGAGTCTACCCCTAATGAAAAAGGGGTTCCAACATTACAAAATGGAAATGAGTTGGTAAACACCTCTAATTTCTATTGCTTGTTGGTTATAAACGGACAGGCAACCCCTGTTCTTATACCAATGTCCTCCAGTGGTATAAAGAAAGCAAAACAGTGGGTGTCCATGGCACATACTCAAACTTACCGCTCAGAAAATGGTTCCTTAGAGATACAACCATTGTTTAATAATGTGTACAAACTGTCGGCAGTATCTGAGTCTAATTCTAATGGTAGCTGGATGAACTGGGCAGTTGAGCATGTTCGTGAGCTAGACATTGAAAACACCCCTGAAGACAGCACTTGGTTTGATCTAGCGTTTGGCTTTGCAAAGTCTGTAGTGGCCGATGAAATTCGTTTGGTCGACACACCAGAAGAAACCCAAGATATTTCCGATAATGCAGTGATGTAGGTAATGGAATTATCCGAACAGTTTTACCTGCTCTTCAAGGGCAGTGATATAGCTTACGGTACATATGTTGTAAACGGAAGCAGAGACAGGGACGGTAAGAAGCAAGGGACTGCTAAGGTAATCCGTGAACCTCCTACCGCAGAGCTGTGGGAGCAGCATTTAAAGGGCGGCACTGGGTTGGGTATTATTCCTATTCGTAGCGATAATACCTGCCAGTGGGGTGCTATAGATATAGATGAATATGATGTTGACCATATTGCTTTGGTTAATGTAATTCGCTCCCATAAAATTCCCGCTATTGTTGGTAGAACAAAAAGCGGAGGCGCGCATGTTTGGGTGTTTCTTAAAGAACCAGTAGAAGCAGTTGACATGCAACGTCGCATGACAGAGTTAGCTGCGGCTCTTGGTTTTGCAGGAAGTGAAATCTTTCCCAAGCAAACTACTATCTTGTTAGATAGAGGCGACACGGGCAACTTTTTAAACATGCCCTATCACTCTTCTAAGAACAGTACGCGCTATGCCTTTGATGACGAAGGTAAGGGTTTAACCGCTGAGCAGTTTATGGAGTATGTTCAGCCGTACATCACCACTCCATCTAATTTCCATAAGCTAGACTTCAGTTTTGGAATAGAAAAAGAAGAGCATTTAGATAAGGGACCTCCTTGTTTACAGCATTTATGCGCTCAAGGTTTTGGGGAAGGTTCGCGTAACAATGCCCTCTTTAATTTAGGTGTTTATGCTCGTCTTTATGACAATGAAAACTGGGAGACATTAGTTCAACGCTACAATATGGATTATCTGATTCCACCGTTAAGTCATACGGAAGTCGGAACAATAATCAAGCAACTTAACAAAAAGGAGTATTTCTACAAGTGTGAAGACCAACCCATTAAACCGTTTTGTGATAAAGAAGTTTGCAAGACAAGAAAGTATGGAGTGGGTCAGGGAGCATTGGGTAGCGACCTAAGTAGCTTAACTAAAATAGACGGTGATCCACCCATTTGGATTTTAAATGTAGATGGTAACAGGGTTGAGTTATCTACCAATGGTTTGACCTCACAGGTACAGTTTCAGAAAGAGTGTGTGAGTCAAATAAATAAATTTCCTTTAACTGTTGCTCAAAAGGCTTGGCAGGTTAGAATACAAACCCTTTTAGACAAGCTCACTGTGGTAGAAGTTCCACCGGACGCTACGTTTAAAGGGGAGTTTGAAGAGCTGCTTTACTCCTTTTCTTCAGAAAGAGCTAAAGGTGAAGAAAGAGAGGACATACTACAGGGAATTGCTGTTTGGGTAGATGACCGTGTTTACTTTCAGATCAAAGATTTGAAGAAGCATTTAGCAGTGAATGACTTTAATCATTATACGTCAAATAAAATAACGCTTAGGTTGCAGGATTTAGGTGCAGAAAAAATGTTTTGGAGAGTAAGAAACAAGGGTGTACACGTTTGGTCTTTACCACAGAACTATTTCTCCGACACTGAAATAGAAATCCCGCTTCCCACTATACCTAGGGAAGAGATCCTTTAGTGAAGATTATACTCGGTCCTCCTGGAACAGGGAAAACAACCAAGTTACTTAGTTTAGTAGAAAGTTATTTAGAAAAAGGAGTAGAACCAGACAGAATAGGTTATTTCGCATTTACACGTAGAGCCGCAAACGAAGCTGTAGAAAGGGCTTGTTTGCGGTTCCATCTATCAAAGAAAGACCTCCCTTACTTTAGAACTCTTCACAGCTTGGCTTTTCTACAAGCGGGGCTGACACATAGTCAAATAATAACGGAGACCCAGTACCAAGAAATTGCCCAGTGGTTAAAGGTAGGAAACTTTTTTATTGAGCGTGGTGCTAATGAACAAGGACCATTTAAAGATTTTGGTTATGGTGATAAGTTCTTAGAGTTAATTAACATTTCCCGTATACTGCGCCAACCACTCAAACAGGTTTACAAAGACAGCACTGTTCCGCTAAAAACAGATTGGTCTAGGGTTGATTATGTAGACCGTGGTTTAACCCATTGGAAGAAGACTTTTGGTTTATTTGATTTCACAGATATGTTGGAGTATTTTATAAAGCATGAACTGTCACCTAAGTTTGAGGTGTTGTTTATAGATGAAGCCCAAGACCTTAGTCCTATCCAATGGGAAATGGTAAGGCAATTAGCTGACAACAGTAAGGAATGTTACATAGCAGGTGATGATGACCAAGCTATCTTCCGGTATGCAGGAGCAGATGTTAAACATTTTGTAGAGCTAAAAGGTAATGTAACCCTATTAGACAAAAGCTACCGTATACCTGCTAGTCACCATAGGCTTTCTACACAGGTTATAAAACGTATTGTGGGTAGGCGTGAAAAGATTTTTGCCCCAAAGGATGAAGAAGGGCAAATACACTGGCATAGTCACTCAGAAGAAGTAGATTTATCTGAAAATGATTGGTTATTGTTAAGCAGGACAACCCGTGGGGCGCGTCAAATTGAGGAAGAAGTAAGACGTAGGGGTCACTTGTATTCCTATAACAGTTCACAAAGTATAGATCATAATGTTTTAGAAGCAGTTAGGTTATGGGGATTGTTGTTAAAAGGAGAGAGCATAACAGCTGAAAAAGTTAGATTAATCTACAAGCAGATGTTATCAAGAGTTCAAATTTCTTATGGGCAAAAAGCAATGCCGTTAGGGGAAGAGGGGAATTTTTATTCCCTTAATGATTTAAGAACAGACCACGGTTTACTACATAGTCTGCCGTGGGATCAAGGCTTGGGAAAGGTCAGTGAGTCAGATAAAAATTATATCAAGGCTTGTTTGCGTAAAGGCGAATCTTTAAATA